ATGTTAGAAAGCTTTTGAACGGAACAATATCTAGTATAAGGCCTTGGGTTGAAACAGGCGTGCCTTTTTAGGTGCCACCAAATAACTTATCTATTTCTTCTTGTCTTAGCACACTAGATGCTCTAGTTTGTGGTGGTATAAATTGACCTCTTAAAGATTGCCCAGTTAGATCTGCACCAGTTACGGCTAATTCACCAACAGGAACAGGTTGTGGTGATTTAGTTTTTGTGCCTTGTATAGCAAACTGAAGCACATCTGGATTGATCTCGCTAGGTTTAAATATACCTAACATAACCAAATCTCTGTTTGCAACTTTTGCAATTTTTAATTGTTCATCTATTTCGTAGTCAGCCAAGCCTAGAGTTCTTGCATCTTCTATGGCTGTGTAAAGAGTTCTTAATGAGTTATATCTACTCTCATTAGTATTAATATATCCTTTAACAAAATCTTCTGCGTCTCTTCTGTTGTTTGATCTAAGCAATCTATTAAATTCATTGGTTGTTTCCCTAATAGCTCGTTTAGATTCTGCTGCTTTGTAATATAACGATCTTTGTATTTGTGGTTTTGCTATTTTAATACCAGAAAAAGCAGATACTAAAGTTTCTGCTACATCTATCTCTTTACCCCTAGGGCTGATCGTAGCATCTTCTCCTGTAAACAAAGACGCTGCCGCAGTTGTAAAATCTTTAGGAACTATTTGAGTTCCCTCTGCATCCACTTCTATTCTAAATGGAGTAGCAGTAGGTGCCACTGCATTTAAAGCATGTAACATTCCTTTGTAAGATTTTTCTCCTAACATATCCGATTCGTTCCATATAACTTTTCCTGTAGCAGTCTTGCCTTGATAAGCTTCTTGAAGTGCTGCCGCACCTATGCTTCCTGATAGAAATGGATCTACAAACTCTCCTACTGAATCAAACATAGCATTACCAGCTATGCTCATTAAACTAGCTTCATTTGTATTACCATTAGCTACAGCATTGGATACTGCCTTAAATGGTCTTTGTAAAAAGTCATAAGGATTAGTGTAACTAAAATTATAAAAACCAGTTATGTTGCCTTTGGAGTCTGTACCTGTTGGTATCATGGTTGCAGTTTTTTCCCAAGGTGCAGCAAACGATCTTTTGTAAGCATCTACTTGTTCTTGTTCTGCACCTGTCAATGCTAACGCTGTAGCTGTAAGTGCAGAGGGAACACCAACAGTTGCAGTTAAACCACCTGCTATTCTTCTAGCTCCTATCTTTTGTAGTTCAGTATTATTACTAGCTAGTTCTTTTATAGCTCTTGATAAAGTATTGCCAGTGTTTCTTATTATTTCAGCAGGGAAAGCTGTAAAGTTACCTATTACTGGTAAGTATTTTAATTCTTTTATTACTCTAGGAACTCTTGAATAAGTAGGAGTTACATTTAAAGCTATGTCAGCTGCTTCTCCTTTTATAAATTTATCTAAAACTTTGTCACCTGCTCTTTTTAATTGACCTACATTTACTACAGCACCCATGTCTTTGTCTACCGTAATTAGTTTTGCTATGTCTGAGTCAGTCATATTTCTAGCAGACGCTACAGGCATCATAGAATCATCAGATGATTTAGCTATTACTTTGGTTAGTTTAGATTGTTCACCACTCCAATTTATTAACCTGGCTGCGTTATCTGATCCTGTATATATTTTTTCTGGTACACCTTTTATCCTGTTGATTGTATCTCCAACACCAGTTGATTTAAGTTTTAACAACAAAGAACTATCATCAGTAGCAAAAGTAGCAACATCAGCTATCTCTTGCAACTGAGTACCTCTGCCCACCATAAGACCGTACTCTGATGCTTCTTTAACTTCTTTTGTAAATTTAGTTTTTTGTCTTGGATCAATAGCACCAGCAAAAGCCATTTTAAAATTGTTCATAAAATTACCAGAAGGGCCAAGGTTGGCATTCATAAGTGCCATAAATGGTACACTGGTATTGTTTCTTATTTGTGCTGTTGGCCCTAATATTGTTTTACCGTATTGTGCAAAAGATTTTAGTCCTAACAATCCTTGATATAGTTTTTTAATCGGCACTGGCATTACAGATATAAAATCTTTTTGTGCTCCTGTAACTGCATCAAAGAAAACTCTAGGTGCATAGGTATCCATTAATGCACCAGACTGTTTGCCAAACTTTACATACTCAACTGGATTGCCGTTAGCATCATCAAGGTAAAAAGTTTCTTTAACTGGTGCAGGTTTTTCTTGACCTTTTAAAGGTCCCGATTTATATGTTTCTGGCTTACCTGTTTTAGGGTCTATTATTTTTGCTTCTCTTGGAAGTTGTCCTCCAAAATCATTAGCAGTTTTTAAAAATGGAGTTGATCCTAGTCTAATTGCATCATCGTTTAACTGTCTTATAGTAGCAAAAGTTTTAGAACTACCAACAAGAGAACCTAGTTTGGACATGGTAGCTGCTGTTGCAGTTGCTTCGTCTTTTAAAGCTTTTCTCCAATCACCAGGATTTTTATAACTCAAAGGTGTAACCTCACCCATAGCCTCTCTAACGGCAGGTAAGTTTTTTAAATCTTTGCCTTGTAATAACCCAAACTTAATATTTTCTACAAACATTTCAGGTGTTTCATATTTTTGTCCACCTTGAGATCCTTTAATTAATTTTGAAAATATATCTCTTGCAGTATTGTCATCTGTTTTAAAAGCTTCTTTTATTTGTTTTACAGCTTTATCTTTTAATTGTTTAGGAACCTCATAACCTTTTTCAAGAATTGATCTATATATGGTTGTTCCGTAGTATCCAATGTTATCCTCTATAGCTTTTCTAAATGGTGGTTTTATTAACAAAGAAGTTACAGCTGCTTTAGGGTCGCTGAGTTCTAATATCATTTGTTGTTCTTGTCTAAATAAACCATTGTTCTCTTCTAATAATTTAGATATATGATTATTAGTATTAACACCCAAACTTTCGTAATCTATTTTATTTCCTGACCCTTCAAAGCTTTTTATTTTTTTAAGTGCGTCTTCTCTAATTCTTTTCATTATTGCTTTTTTCTTTGCACCGCTTTTTAAATTTGGGTACTGTCTTTCTACGACTAACAAAGGTGTTCGATACGCTGATATGGCTTTGGTAAGTTCTAAAGCATCTTTATCTGTTAGTTTGCCACCGATTGTAGATGCGTCTTCCATTGTTTTTCTAATCTTTTCCATGTTATCAATAACTTCTCTTTCAAGAGTAGAGGCATATAACATTTTGGCTTGCATAGCGTCTGCTATGACTTTATTGTTTTTTGCAGTCTGTTCAAAAGCACCACCGTAAGTAAAGTTTTTTCTTAAAAAATCTCCTACATTTCTGTCTGCTCTAGCTGCCGCAGCAACACCTTCAGAGCCATCTTTTATAGTGGCTTTTGCTAAAGCACTTAAATAAGGTGCGGCTAAATCTAATCCAGCACCTGCTGTTTTAACAGCACCACCTACAATTTTAGGAGTGGCATACACAAAAGCTGCTGTTTCTCCAAATACTTGTAGTCTTTCTTTTAATCTTTCAGTAGCAGCGTCTCTACCCTCAAGCTTTTGCAACCTTTCTTCATCTGACTCATCATCAAAAATCATGTCTGCAAATGTTTCAACATCATCTGTTGCTACTGCTGCGTCTACTGCGGCAACTCCAGCTAACTGTTTACCTTTGCTTAATTTAGATAATGCACTTGCTGCTCTCAAACCCGGCAAACCAAATTGTGTTATGAGTTGTGCTGTTTTACCAGCAGTGCTATCGACTTCAGGTTTAAACTCTTCAAAAAATGCGTTTACATCTTCTGTAACATTTGTATCAAATAGCAGATCAATACCTGTGGTTGGTAAGGTAGCAATACCTTGTGGTATAGAAACAACACCAGCACCTATGCCTCTACCTATATCTCCTATAAGAGAACCAGATGATCCTCCTGATGCTTTTCTTTTTTGAAATCTTTGTTTAGCTATCTCTATATCTTCTGGATTGCTACTTTGAACAAAAAGGTTTGTGCCATCTGGTAGCTTAATGGTTGGCATAATTAATCGTCTGAGGCTGCAACTTTTTCCAACAATACGCTTAAGTTTTCACCACTATCATAATACAGTTCTAATAGAGCAGACGAGCTCATTGGAAGACCAGTTTCTATATTAAACACCTGATCTTTGTCTTTATATTTTTTACCATATAATTCTTCTTTTACTATGTTTTCTAGTGCAGCAGCATCAGCTCGTTTTTGAGTTAGTGGTGTTTGTGTAGATTCTCTTTGGAATCTTTTGTAAGCTTTTAATAGTTCTGGGTCTTGGCTTATAGTTTCTATTAGTTTAAGTTGATCTGGTATCTCGCCTTCCTGTCTTACTCCCTCTGCCATTGCAGCCTCGCCAAAAGCTACAAATGGATTTACAGGCACAGGCCCAGCAACAGGTTTCATCATTGCTAAGAATCCTGCCATCATTTGTTTTGCAAACTCAGGATCTCTGTCTACCTTTTCCATATAACTAGATGGAAAAGCTTTTACATAGTCAAAGAATACAGGTGTTGCTCTGCCTGATTCAGCAGCTATGGTCATAGTTCTTTCTCTAAGTATGTCTCCTAGTTTATCTGAGGTTTCTATTTCTGTTGATTCTTCAGGAGTAATCACACGTCTTTTAGGCTCTGAATCTTCATCACCACCAAACAAAGCTTTAGCTCCAAGACCAAGTCCTGTGCCATAAACACCTGTTCTTATTGCTCCTTTTCCAGCACTACCACCACCAAGAGCTCTTAAACTTTTTGCTGTTATGTCTCTACCAAAACGAATTGGAACAGAAAATTCTTCTGGTATAACGCTTTGTTTAGGCTTTTGTTTTGTAATATCCTTTGATCTAACTTTTGGTTTAGGTTTTGGTCTAAGTCTATTTAAAAAACTTAATATACCTTTAGCTGCTTGTTTTCTTGCCATAATTATTTCTCTATTCTGTATCCTTCAGGTATGTCATCTAATACATAAATTTCATCATCATTAGGATCGTATTCAAAGTAACCACCTTCATACTCATAAGCCACTCCGGGCTCATACATTTCACTATAACTTTGTGACTTAAACATATCTTGTATTTCTGGATCAGTTCCTAAGTCAACTCCCAATGCAGTTAGTCCAGCTACGTTTGTAGTTGGATTGCTAAGTTTTGCTACTGGCTCTAAAGCTTTTTTAGCTTTACGTAGTCTGTTACCAACCATTAAAGCTTTTATACCTGCACCTGCTAATCCAACACCAGGCACTGCCATTATATAATCTAAGGGATTAGTGGGATCAAATAATAATCCATCTTTACCAAAAAGTTTTGTGTCTGCATCACCACCGTTTGCATAAGCAGCTATGCCACCATCAGCTTTTTCAATAACTCCTCTACCCATAAGAATATCTTTTTGAGTTACTTTGCCGTCACCACTTAGATCAGGAAAGCCGCCTTTCTTTAATTCTACAGGCTCTAGCCCGGACATTATTCCTTGCACTACAATACCTTAGCGTAATCAACAGCGTAGTATCCGTCTTTAACTACTACTGCATCTGGTTTAACTTCTAACACTTCTTGAGCTAACACACCCTCGCTTGGTTCTGATTCAGCACCTATGGCCTTGCCTTTATCATTCCAATCCCATGTGTACCAACCGATACCTGGCTCAAGCTCACCTATTTTTGTGATGTTTTCTTTTAAATCAATGTCTGAAGGAAATCCAACTCCCATAGAACCAAGCCCAGTCATAATACTTCCAGCAGCCCCCACTACTTGTCCTAGTGCTGTTGGTTGCTGATAAACACCACGTTGATATGCACTCGTACCAGTACCACCAGAGATACCTCCCATTGGTGATCCAGCAAGTAATGCTTGACCAGTTTGTAATCTTTGTAATGGTTCTTGAGCAAGCTGTTGTGCTGCACCAAACTGTCTTGATAGTGCGGCTTGTTGTGTAGCTTGTCCTTGAGCTCCAAGTTGGTTTAGTAAATTAATCTGACTTCCCAACATGCCTTGACCTTGTTGGCCTAAACCTGCAATGCCTTGACCTAAGGCTGCTTGTTGCCCGCCTAAGGCTGCTTGTTGACCAGCTAATCCTGATTGTAAGCTTGCAAGTCCAGCCTGTCTGCCTTGTTGTGCCTCAAATGATTGTCTTGCAGCGTCTTGTGCTCTACCAAAACCTTGACTTCTAAGTGCACCTACAGCTTCAGCTGCACCTCTGCCTGTTTGTCTTGCTAGTTCTTCTTGGGCTATTCTGCCTCTTGATCCACCGAACGCACCTTGGCTTATGGCTCTGTCACGCAATCCTATGTCTTGTTGTGCTGCTGCTCTATTTATATCTTGAAGTGTTTGTTGCACCACTTGATCTTCGTATGGATTATAAAACATTGATGCACTGCTAGGATCAAACATTTGAGTTGCACCTATGCCACTTTGTTCTGCTCTTTGTAATGCACCTATGCCACCTGATACAGTTCCAGCACCCTCTTCTATCATGCCTCTAGCTTGATCTATGAAAGGAGCAAATTGACCTAAACCTTGTGAGGCTTGTCGTGCTTGTATTTGTAGTGGTGTAAGACCTGCTGTTTGTTCTATAGGTATATCTCTAGGTCTTGATATTAAACCTTCATATTCACCAGGCGATCCAAAGTAAGAAGCTAGTATTCTTCTTGAATAGTCTTCAATATAAGGAGAAGTAAAAGAATAACCAGTTTGGGGGGTGGTTATAATATCTGCTGGTGGTGCTGATTTTGTTTTACTAAGACACATATTTAATTAATTCCTATAATACATACCACCTATTTGGTGGAAGCCCTTTTTATTAAATAATTTTTTAGCTCGTTCAACTCCATGTATGTTAAACACGCCCATTATTAAAGGCTTTTCTAGTTTATTAGCATAATCTATAACTGCATCTATTAAAAGATGTGAAGGCGATGTTTGATCTTTTAGGTTTCTGTATTCAGGTAAAACAAAAAACCATCCATCTCCTACATATTCTTCTGCTGACCACCAATGTTTATCAGGTGCGACAGCTATACTACCTACGATTTTATCGCCATCACTCACATTATACACAATACCCTCAAACATAAAATGATTTATGTGAGCAGAAGCTCTTGACCAATCTATTTCAGGAGACTGCTCTCCTGATAAAGAATGCTCTGTCCAAAAATTTTCAGATAAAAATTTTGCAATCTTTTTACCATTTTCAGCACTAGGAACTACAGTTTCTAATACTAAACTCATGTCAGCTTGTTAGCAAAATCTTCTCCAATTTTTTGCATTTCATACATTTTACGAGCTCCGAGTAATCTTTGTTCGTATTCGTCTTCTGGATTTGCACCAGCCTGTAAACCTATACCTCTTACAGCAGCAGCGTTTACAACAAACTCTCCATCACTTAACATGGCTGGTATTTTGTCGCCTCGCTCTCCACCAGGGCCTGTAATTAATTCACTTCTATCTACAAATTTACCGTCTTTAGCATACAGTTGACTTGTAATTCTTCTTGGTTGTAGATCATCAATGAAGGTTGCCTCTTTAGGCGGTGCCACCAGGGGAGAGAATGGCACGCCTTTTATTTGAGAGTAAAGTTTTGAGACTTCACTAGGGTAAAATTTGTAAACAGCAGGGTTTTCTGATCGTGCATTTATAGTTATATCTGCACCTGGAGTAGTTCCACTATACCTACTGCCACCTGTAGCACCAGATGCACCGTAACCTTTTGCTAATCTCATGGCTGCTTGTTGTGCTTCTTGCTCTGCTATTTGTTCTTCCGTTAGCTCTGGTGTTGTATCTCCACCTAAAATATTTTCTATGTAATCATTTATATCAAAATCATCAAAGATAAAATCTCTTTCATACATTCCTATACCACCAGTCATACCGCCCCTTCTAAAATTTTGTGGCATCATTTCTGGTCTTCTTATCTTAGGTATAATTGCTTCTATTCCTGCAATTTTTCTTGGTTTTACCAAAGGAGTAAAGTCTGATGACTCTCCTATCATTGAAAGTATTTCACCTAATTTTTCTAGTTTATTTTGTTTTTCTAAATCTTTTTGAGCCTCATCAACGGCCTCATCAACACCTGGCATACCACCCATAAAATAGCCTGGCACATCATAACCAAACTTGTCTTCTACTAAGGCAGGGTTTTCTTTTGCTAGTGCCTGTATCCCTTTGTTTCCTTCAGATAATTTTTTCATATTTAATTTGCAGTTATATTGATGGATATGTTTCCGTTAGTTTTAACAGAAAGTGATCCTACTGATGCAGTCATCTCAAAGCCTTGTGGATTGCTTGGAGTATGTAACTGTATCCATTGATTGCCAGCATAAACCTGTAAAACATCAATAGATGTATTCCATATTACATCACCAGCGTTGAAATTTAAAGATGATATTTCAGCATCACTAAACTGTGGAGTAGAGTTTGGATCAAATTTACCTAAGTTTATTTCAAGTATTCTAATTAATCTGTTAAAAGTTCCTGCCTCTACTTGACCATTTGCTTGAGGTAATCTTGTTTCAAGTAGTTTAGCCACTATCTTCTACCGTCTGTTTTAACATCTATTCTACTAGAGCCTAGTCTCCATTTAAAACCTGTTCGCACGCCTGTAGCTGCGTCATCATCAGATTGAACTCTAAGAACTAGCTGTCTGCCTCTAGCACGTGTAAAATTTTGTTGCGTAGAGCTAGTAACATCATTTGTTGAATTGGTAGTTAAAGTATCGCCCGGAAAGTTACGAGTTTTAAGAACAAAATTTATTTGGCCATCAGACGCAGACGAACCAAAAAATTTTACATCAGGAATAATTTTGCTGACAAAACCAAAACTGTCACCATCTTCTATATCTATGTCGCCTGACTCTATAAAAACATTATCCATTGGTGATCCATCATCATCGTCAGAGTCTTCATGCACATATAAGTATCCTGTGCCACTGTCTTTACCTGTTGCTCTTGGCTTATCAAATACACCTTCATCTAGCCAAGCTGTTCTTGATAAATTACCTATGCTCCATACACCCTCTAAATAATTATAAGTAACATATCTATCTATTTCGATAGATGAAGATGAGCAATAAAACCAACCCACTTCGTTAAACTCTTTGTTTGTAAAGGCTATGGTTTTAAATGCTTGAGATGAATTAAAATCATCTAATACATAATTTAGCACACTACA